GTGGGTAACGATATATATGAAAAAATATATGATGCTAAAGTAAAAACATCTCTAATGCTTGATGAGCTTAAGTCTGATTATATATCAGTAGAGGGAGCCATACTTGTCAAATCTGCTGATGCTGTGATAAAATTATCTTATGTGTACGGAGTTGTAATCGCTGAGCTTATGTCTACTGGAGCGTCAGTTATTACCATATCTCCAAGTGCATGGCAAGCGCACATTGGAAATAAGAACCCAACTAAAGATGAAAAAGAAGCGATAAGAGTAAAGAATCCAGGATACGCAGACTCATGGTATAAAAACCAGCTAAGGAATATGCGTAAACAAAGAACAGTAGATTATTTTAACAAGATGTACAACTTAAACATCAACGACTTTGATGTTGCAGATGCATTTGGAATTGCATATTATTCAAATGAGGTGTTAACTAAACGATGAAGCCCTATAAAAATAAAGAGTGGCTGTACAGAAGGTATGTTGTTCAGAAGAAAACTATGGAAAATATAGCACAAGAATGTGGCGTAACTGTTATGACCATATATAGAGCTTTAAAAGAAAAGGGATTAATAAAATGAGTCCAACACCAGTTTTTGAAGATTCAAAAGTATTTAAATATGACGACCTTTATCTGCTTACAGTAGGGACAGAGGCTGGTAAAGAAATTCTATCTACATGCCTTGATATTGCTCATATGCTTATAAAGAAAAACATTTCATATGGAAACTCTGCACTAGACCCAGTTCGTATATTTTCAAAGGCGGGTCCAAAAGAGCAGCTATATGTCAGAATTGATGATAAATTAAATAGACTAATTAAAGGTGAAGAATATCCAGGCGATAATGATATTGATGACCTAATTGGTTACTTGATCTTATTAAAGGTTGCTAAGGAATTTGCTATTTCAGTCGACTAGAAGTATAATAAAGTCATATGGAAATTGAACTAGCTGATCATTTTGATCGCATGAATAAAGTAGTTGAAGAACTGCTTAGGGGAAACAACCCTACCCAGATTGCTACCCTTACAGGGTTTAAGAGGGCAGAAGTGGTTGGCCTGATAGATGAGTGGAAGAACGTTGTCCGCAACGATACATCGGCCCGTGAACGTGCTAAAGAGGCTATCTCTGGAGCTGATCAACACTATGCTATGCTAATTAAAGAAGCATGGAAAACAGTTGAAGATGCTGATCAGGCTGGACAGCTAAGCGTTAAATCTGGAGCCCTCAAGCTGATTGCTGATATAGAGGGCAAAAGAATAGGAATGCTTCAAGAGGTTGGCTTGTTGGATAATGCAGAGCTGGCTGGACAGATAGCAGAGGCGGAAAGAAAACAAGAAGTCTTAGTTAAAATACTAAAAGAAGTTACCGCAACATGCCCAAAATGTAAAATGGAAGTAGCTAAAAGATTATCACAGATTACTGGAATTGTTGAACCAATAGAGATTATCGAGGAAGTAAGTGGAATTTAACTTTGATGACCTTATTGACATACTCGACGGTGAAGAGTTTGACGAGAGACCTGTCGACTTAAAAACATTTGTAACTGATAAAAATTATCTTGGTCTTCCAGACTTATCAGACCATCAGTATACTCTTATTGAAAAATCATCTCAGATTTATAAAGAGTCAACACTGATAAAGCTGTTTGGCGAAAAAGAAGGATCTCTTAGATATAGACAAACATGTAATGAAGTTGTAGCTCAACTAGGAAAAGGAAGCGGTAAAGACTACTGCTCTACTATATCTGTTGCCTATATAGTATATTTACTATTATGTCTTAAAGACCCAGCATCATATTATGGCAAACCTCCAGGTGATTCAATTGATATTATTAATATTGCTATTAACGCTCAGCAGGCAAACAACGTATTTTTTAAAGGATTTAAGAATAGGGTAACACATTCGCCATGGTTTATAGGAAAGTACTTTGAAAAAGCTTCAGAAATAAAATTTGATAAGAATGTTACTGTTTATTCTGGACATTCAGAAAGAGAAGCATTTGAAGGATACAACGTTTTAGTAGCAGTTCTAGATGAAATTTCTGGCTTTGCACTAGATAGCACAAGTGGTCATGATCAAGCAAAAACTGCTAGCGGAATTTATGATATGTACAGGGCATCTGTTGACTCTCGTTTTCCAGATTATGGAAAGGTAATTCTTCTTTCTTTTCCAAGATTTAAAAATGACTATATTCAACAAAGATACGAAGATATTATTTCAGAAAAAGAAGTTATATCGAGGTCACATAGATTTAAGTTAGACCCAGACCTGCCAGATAATACGGTTGGAAATGAGTTTGACATATTTTGGGATGAAGATCAAATTATTTCTTATAAGTATCCAAGAGTGTACGCAATACGTAGGCCAACTTGGGATGTAAATCCAACAAGAGGCATTGAAGATTTTAAAATTGCCTTCTATAGAGATGTTACAGACGCACTAGGAAGATTTGCTTGCATGCCACCAGAAGCAATTGATGCATTTTTTAAATCTCGTGAAAAGGTTGAGATGGCATTCAATGATCTTTCAATAGCTGTAGATGGATTTGGAAGATTTGAAGAATGGTTCCAGCCAGAAGAAGACAAGGAATATTTTATCCACGTTGACTTGGCGCAAAAGCACGACCATTGTGCAGTATCAATGGCCCACATTGAAAAGTTTGTTAGTGTAAAAGTTACAGATAGTTATTCTCAGCCAGCTCCAATTGTTAAAGTGGATGCTGTAATGTATTGGACCCCAACTTCAGATAAGTCAGTAGACTTTGCAGAGGTAAGAGACTATATATTATCATTAAGGTCTAGGGGGTTTAATATTAGAATATGTACATTTGACAGATGGAACTCTCACGATATGATGCAACAACTAAAGCAGTATGGAATAAATACAGAAACTTTATCTGTGGCAAAAAAGCATTATGATGACATGGCCATGGTGGTTTTAGAAGAAAGATTAAATGGACCACACATACCGCTTCTCATTGACGAATTGTTAGAGTTAAGAATTATGCGTGACAAGGTTGACCACCCAAGAAAAGGTTCTAAAGATTTAGCTGACGCAGTTTGCGGATCAATATATAATGCAATTAGCTTAACCAGAGCTGCATTTGGAGATATAGAGGTTCACGATTACGGCTCAGTAAAAAAACAATACCGAGAAAGCTTGGTAAAAGAAAGCACCAATTTGATAAAAGCTCCTTCGGCAATGCCAAGAGACCTTTCTGATGCCTTGAGTGGAATGGAAATAGTATGATAAACTATCAAGAACAAGCAAGACAATGTCTGTGTTGCACGAAGCATGTACCCTTACCTACCTTGTTAAGAGAGTATGAAGGAATATCTTTATGCCCCACTACATTTGCAAATGTTTTAGAGTATAAAAGAATATGGGAGTCTATTGGGTCAAGGCCTACTGGCTCAATAAGAAAGCATTTTTCTGAGTATACTCAGAAAATAGTAGAGAAATCAATAAGCGGGGTAGAAAATGGAAAATAGAATAATTTATAATGTTTTTTCAAAAGAAGAAATACAGGATATCCTGTTGGCTAATGAAAAAAGAGATGATACTAAAGAAATTCAAGACTTTTTAGGAAGAACTAGATTAGATTATGATAGAAATAGCCTACATCTTCTTCCAGAATCTTTACTTGCAAAAGCGGAAAAGATAGCTAAAGAGCTTTTAAACCATGACGGCAAAGAGTTTAAGTTCTGGTACTACAGCTTTGTTGAATACAACAACGAATATGGAGAACCCAAGCTTGGTCCGCATAAAGACCAAGCCCCATTTACCGCAAGCCTTCTTTGCCAAATAGAATCTAATGTAAACTGGGATGTTTACGTAGAGGGTGTACCTTACTCTCTTGAAGACAATAGCGCACTAACAGTTAATGTTAGAGATCAAGATCACTGGAGAATGGAAACAAAGTTCGAGGAAGGCCAGTTCCTTAAGATGGCATTTTTTCACTACATAAATGAAGATGATAAGGCTTTAAACGTAGCAACAAAAGAACAGCTCGATGGAATAAATAGAAAGTGGGCCCATATTACTGGATGGCAAGAAGAAAATTCAGCAGATACTGCAAAGTATGGCCTATCCTTTATCAATGCCCGCAAAATTGATGGATGGGAAAAAGGAAAGAACAAAATTAATGGAGAAGATCAGTGATGAAATATTTATTGTTTTTAATAAAATATAAATATAGCAAACTAAAAAGATTAATCTTAAAAAAGGGGAATAAGGATAGGTTTACTTACTAATGATCATCCTTGGTATAAACGAAACATCCCATGATGCTTCAGTGTCCCTTATAAAAGATGGAGAAATCTTGTTTGCGGGGCATGCAGAAAGATACAGTAAGAAAAAAAATGATTGGTACAATAACAAAGAAATTATACTAGACGCTTTAAATTATGGCACACCAGATGCAATTGCCTATTACGAAAAGCCTATGCTAAAAAGATCTAGAATTATTTTAAGGGGTGGGAAGTCAGACTGGAAGCCTACATTTCCTATTGATGTTCCAGTTCACTACTTTAAACATCATTATTCTCATGCAGCAGCTGGGTACTATACAAGCAAGTTTAATGACGCATGCATAGTTGTTTTAGATGCAATAGGGGAGTATAACACTTCAACAATTTGGGTTGGAGAAGGAGAAAGTATTAGTCTAAAGTACAAGAAAAATTACCCCACAAGCTTCGGCCTATTCTACTCTGCATTTACGAAACTTATTGGCCTTATGCCAAATCAAGAAGAATACATAATGATGGGAATGGCTGCTTATGGAAATGCAGAAAGATATGCTCCAAAAGTATCTAACTATTTTCTTAGACATGACATGCAAAAATACAATTTACATAAAGGGATTGTTGATTGGAATGAAGCAATTACAGAACAAGACAGATTTGATATAGCGGCAGCCGTACAGTATGTATATCAAAAAAGACTGTTAGAGTTTATGAAAATGGCTAAAGAATTAACTGGGAAAAGTAACCTAGTATTTATGGGTGGGTGTGCACTTAACTCATCAGCAAACACCGCTCTGTGGGATATTTTTGATTCAGTTTGGATTATGCCAAACCCAGGAGATGCTGGCAGCTCTTTAGGAGCAGCAGCAGCACTGTACGGAAAGCATATAAATTGGAAAACACCTTACCTTGGCCATGATATGGGTGGAACATATCCAATTGATGATATTGTAAAGGGTATTTTAAAAGATGGTATAGTCGCAGTTGCTTCAGGAAGAGCTGAGTACGGCCCAAGAGCATTAGGCAATAGATCTATTTTAGCAGATCCTAGAGACCCTAACATAAAAGATAAAGTTAATTCAATAAAGCAAAGGGAACAGTTCAGACCATTTGCACCAGTAGTCATGGCAGAGCATGCTTCTAAATGGTTCGATATGAATTTTGAAAGTCCTTATATGCAATATACAGTTAAATGTCTACAGCCAGAAAAAATACCATCTGTTGTGCACGAGGATGGAACATCAAGGGTGCAAACAGTTACTAAAGAACAACACCCTGGACTATATAAAGTTCTTAATAAGTTTTATTTACAGACTGGAGTTCCTATTTTATTAAACACTAGTTTAAACATTAAGGGTCAACCTCTTTTAAATGATCATCAAGATGCTATTGACTGGCAGGCACATTACGGATATAATATACTAACTAGTGCCAGTAGCTTAGTTGGTTAAAGCCCCGAACTCATAATTCGGTAATCGTAGGTTCAAGTCCTACCTGGCACACACCTTTGTAGCTCAGCGGAAGAGCAACAGACTTCTAATCTGTAGGTCGCTGGTTCGATCCCAGCCAGGGGTACGTTCCTATAGCTCAGCTGGTAGAGCAGCAGACTTTTAATCTGCGGGTCGATGGTTCGA